TTAACGTCTTCGTCTTTATCAGCATCAGCTTTTTCTTCAACTTTGTCATCAACATCGTCTTTTGATGCTTCTTCAACTTTGTCTTCGTCTTTAGCGTCTGCTTTTTCGTCAACTTTGTCTTCTTCTTTAGCATCTTCTTTAGCTGTTTCGTCTACTTCAACTTCAGCTGTGTCGTCTGCTGATAGATTTTCGTATATATCGCGTGATTTCTCAACAACTATTTCGTGAAACAGTTCTTCAGCACCCGCTTTGTCTTCAGCGATTAACTTTTCAAGCATCGCTTCAAATTTAGATTGGTTTGCCATTTCTTTTCTCCTATTGTTTAGATATGGTAAGGCTGTCACTTGTATTTATGGTATTAGAAGAAAAGTACGTAGATATAGGCGTTTTTACGCCGGTTTTACATTAAGATTGTAAAATCTTAAAGTTATACATGAATTCTGCCACTGTAACGTGTTTAAAGTTGGTTAACTGCGTTAAGTTGTCGGGGCAATAATCCTCTTTGTTCTGTACTACTCTTATATATCTCTTTTGAGGATTTTTCTGACAAACTATACCAGTCTGTCTGGCCCAGTTACCGTGATATGTAGCAGGGTCTATGGATTTTTTATAATTTTGCGTATCTGCATATATGTTATTAATAAGTCCGCCCTCGCCATTGTGTTCTTGTGCATCTGTACCTTGAAAATCAAAGCCTAAGATGTATATTGTATCATAATCGTGTAATCTAGGATTGTTTTCGTCGCCATATGTTGCTAACCACAATGCTGTAGGTCCACTGCTCCAACCTAAAGGCTCCTTAAAATAGTTAAATTTATGGTAGCTTTCGTACATCTTGTTAGGGTTGGTCCACACTTCGTGGTTCAATTGCCACTTGCACTTGTTTAGTTCGCTGACCATCTTAGTATCAACAGCAACCAAGTAATCGGGCTCGAAGTCTCTGTAAACTGCGTTACAGGCATATATCTTGCCGTATGGTCTAAGTGCTTCTAATGGTATTGGGGTTCTTGATTTTCCGTTACCTATTACAAAGGCTATGGACATTTAATTCCTCGTAAAGTTAAACTGCGCCTTCTTCTGCGTTAGCGGCCAAGCCGTACATTTGTCTAACAAAGTGCAATTCTTTTTGTTGCTCTTCTTTATGTAGCTCACTTGCTTTACGAATTTTGTTAATCTGACGTAGTGTTAGTCTAGTCTTACGTGTATCGTCTTTTGTGACAATAGAGTCATCATAACTTGGATCGTAACCTTTATCTTCTGTAGGCTCCAATGTTTCTTTGTCAAAATAAAATAGTTCACGTAGTATCATGTTAGTATTTATGCTGGAGGCGTCTGACCTGTACCGCCTGGTGCCCCTCCGCCTGTTGCTGTATCTGGTGGTGGTGCTGTTCCGCCGTCTACTGGTGCTGGTGCGTCTTCACCTGCTGGTGCCATGTCTTCACCTGCTCCATCTCCTGCCAAGTCTGCTGACATACCTGCACTTGAAATACCTGCACCTCTTAATTCGCCTGCGGCATCAGTTGGTGGTGGAGTAATATTCTCATCATTCTCTTCACGCCACATACGTTCGTTGTCTGCAATTTCTTCTTCCGTCATACCTAAGAAACGTTTCAATGCAAATCTGTTTGAGATATAAGGTATAGCACTCATTTGTGTATACGTTGGTACTCTTGCATTATCAATTTCACTTTGTCTGTAACTTGCAAAGTTTTGTGGTGGTTGGAATCTTAAGTCAAACATAGCAGTATCAATGTTGATACCTTTTTCTAACAAGTAACGTTTAAACTCTTGACTAAATTGTTCTACTACTAAATTTTGTAGTCTTTCACAATATGTGTTGAATCTTAATTCCTGAATGTACGCAGTACCCACTCGCCCATCTTGGAATTGAGTAGCACCATCGTCAGGCCCTGTAGGAAGATAAGAACTAGGAATACGCAAACCACGTACCAACTTATTAGTAAAGTATTTAAGATCATCAATCTCTCCTAGATTAGTTCCGCCTGGTAATGTTTCAACCTTAGATCCTCTACCTTCTGCTGTTTGTGGAAAGAAGTAGTCTTCGTTAATAGATAATGGATTGTATGCACTATCAATAACGTTTTGTCCTCCACCTGTTGCACTAGGTATACGTCTTTGGTGTATGTCTGTTTTAACACGTTCTACAAATTGCATTGCCAAGTGTGATGGCATATTACCCACGTCAACGTAAAATACTCTACGTTCTGGTGCTCTTTGTACACGATAAATTATAATTGCATCTTCAAGTAATTCTTTTTGTTTGTATACTTTAAATATACTTTCTAATAAGCTGTTACCAAATGGAAAGTTATTATCAAGTCCTTCACTTAAACTTAGATGTACCATGTTCTCTGCACTAACGGCAATTTCCATTGTGTCTTTTTGGAAACGTCCGCCACTCATTGATTGGTTAGGAGCACCTACTTGTCCACGTACTGAACCTGTCAAGTATCCATCTCCGCCACCTGTAACGTTACCGTTTGTTTGATGTGGAGTAGTTGCTACTGCATCTTTGAAGTTTAAGTTTACATTTTTAACAATGTATTGTTCTGGTGTTTTACCTTGTGATTCATTTACAATGATACGTGAAACGTTTGCTGGATCAACGTGGAACCAACGTTTAGTTTCAGGATCTCTAATGAAAAAAGCATCACCATATTTAAAAACGTTACGTAGTATACGAAACATTTTTGTTTCAAAATTTTGTATCTTACACCATTGTTGTAGGTATAATTTAAGTGTTTGTACTTCTGAGTTTGTTGCGTCTTGTTTATAATCAATTACAAATGGTGATTGATTTGATTTATTCTTTTGACTTGTAAATTCTGCTAAGATGTCTAGTGCGGCGTTTACTTCTGAATCTAAATCCATAGTGTTATATTGTCCATAACGTTCAACACGATTTGGACTACCTACATATACATCTGGTAGATAAGAAGAATAGTTAGCTTGAGCCGGACCCATACCACTGTTAGCATTTCCGCCCAACGGTGAGTAGTTTCCTGTTCCGCCTTGGTCGGTATCTACTGTATTAAAATATCTTTTCCAACTCATAAATTATCCTTATATCGACGCATCTGCTACTGTTTGACCGCTTCTTGTTTGTTTTCTCAGTTCAACGAGCATCATTTGTACACTACTATTTAACTGATCTAACTTGTCTGCGGCACCCTTCTGGCCTTCACCAAAACTTGTAAAGTTACTAACAAGATTTGCTTTGGTTTCTGAATCCATTTTACTGTATTCTTCTTGGTATTTCATTAGCTGTTTTGTTAGTTCTGAAAGTGATTTGGAAACGGATTTTAAATTGGCTCCGTCCATTGCTTCAATAAAGTTAGCAATACCCTGTAAGCCATCTCCAATATTTTTCAATCCTGCGGCATCAACGTCAGCAAATTCTTTAACATCTTTTGCTAAATCACTAATACTTCCTGAGCTTCCACCAAATAAACTTCCTAATGCTTTACCAATGCTGTCAAGTACACCATCTCCTGTAAATGCACTCATACCTTTGTGTAAACTTGTTAGTGCAGGTCCTACTGCGTGTAAGTTAGCAGGATTAATGTTTTCAAACTCTTTAATACCATTTGCTAGATTAGTAAATGCTCCTGTTCCGACAAAGTTTGCAACAATACCACCTTTGGCAAGATCCATGATTGGTCCTGTGAGTACTTTTAATCCTTCACCAACATTTGTAAGTTTGGTCGAGTCTAGTTCTTCAAATTTCTTTACACCGTCAGCAAGTTTGTCAACACCACCTACTATTGCTTCAACCATAGCGGCAATACCAAATCCTGCAACACCTATTCCTGCAAACGCAGTTGCAACTAATAATAGTCCCGGACTTGCTAATGTACCTGCAAGACCTATTGCGGCAACGGCCGCTGTAACTACACCAATACCAATTGCTAATTCTTTAAATCCTATGTCAGGCATCAAGTTTGCAAACAACCCGCCCTTGTCACCTTCTTTAGATGCGTCTCCTAATGCTTTATCTTTTTCAGCTTCTAGTGCCTTAATTTTCTCTGCGCCACCTTCGGAGTTTTTATCTACACTTGCTATTCTTTTGTCGTAATCCTTGGTAAGTCTTTCTTTCTTGTCGCCAGCACTTTCGCCTGTGAACATTCTCTTTAGAGGATCTATAACATACTTCATGAAAGTTTCTTTCAATCCAAATGTTTTTATATCGTCTACTATTCTCTTTAGGAAGTCTCCAAGAGATTTAATTCCATCTTGTAATTGTTTTACACCTCCGCCCTTACCTGAGAAGTAAGCACCGAAGTCAGCCATAACTTTTTCTATCTCTGTAAACACACCACTTTCAATCAGTGTACCAAGTATCAAGTTTCTTAAGTTTACAATAGTTGATTCAAAGGCCGCTAGTCCTTTTTCTCCCGACTCTATTGCTTTCTTTTGATCTTCCATTGCTTGTTTTGAATCACCAGCAATCTCTCCTATCTTAGCAACGTCAAGCATGGCATCAAATATTCCAACGCCTAATGCTTTGTAAGTAGCTATGTTTCCGCCCTGTGCTTCCAGTTCGTTTTGCATTCTGGCACTAGCACCTTGCATAACTTTAATAAAGTCGTCCTGTGATATAGAACCTTCTTTAAGTTGTTTGGCCGCTTCTGCAACCTCAGGCATCTGCATCATTAAACCTTTAGCATAATCACTAATAGGTACACCACCTGTTGCAATTAATTCTGTTAGTCCTTCTTTAAGTTCTGGACTTGCATTACCAACCGCGGCTAATACACCGTCAATTGATTTTCTAGTTCCTTCATCAATGCTTGAATATAGAGCTTGTAATCTCTTATCGTTAGCTTGAGCTCTTAAAGCCTCTGCGGCTTGTTTTCTTGACATACCTGTAACTTTAGCAAGTCCGTCAAGTTGTTTAATATAGTCTGTTGTACCTTGTGCCAACTGTCTAGCAGTCATGCCTTGATATCTTCCTGAAATCTTTTGAATCTCTAGATAGTCATTAGTGAACTCACCAATCTCTTCCATTGACACCCCTAACTTCATTAGTTGTGGTACTGTGCCTTTTAAATTTCTTTGTAGTTCAGTAAACATTCTAGCACCTTGAGTTGCACCACCAAACATCTGTGCCAAGTTAGCACTACCTTCGCCAATCGCTCCTGCAAATATTTCTAAACTTAATCCTGTTTGTGCGGCTTTGGCTTGAACATCAAACAATGAACCACCAAAGTCTACACCCGTGCTAGATAACTGTCTAAATGTATCTATCTGTGAGTCAATAACATTTAGGAACATCTGTCCTATACCACCTATTGCTCCTCCAACTACAGGTATCGTACTTAACAATCCAGTCATGTGCTGACCGAAGTCGCTGAGTCTTGTACCGCCTGTTACTAATTCTTGAGCTAATCCAGACGTAGCACCGGCTATATTACCAAGTCCGGCTACTAAACTGCCGCCGATTGATTTTAGTCCTCTACCAAATGTCTTTAATGCTTTAGTACCGGCTTTAGTTGCTTTTGTGCCGTCCTGTGTTGCGGCAGTACCAGCCGTTGTGGCCTTGTTATTTTGTTTCTGGTTTAGTACACCAGCCTTTTGGGCTTTGTTGTAGGCATCCTGAGCTCCGCCTCCGCCACCACCGCCTCCAGACCCTAAGGCCTTTAAGAGTAGCTGTAATGTGGCTTCTGATGCGGCGTTCGATGTAACGCCATCCATTCCCCCGCCTTGATATGTGACTTGAACCATATGTTATATACCTTGTAAAACACACCCATAAATATTATATGTGAATACTTTATTATTTATGCCAGGAAAAAGATGCCAGAAAATATTGAACGCAAACTAGGAATCTGGCTGGAACATATCACAAAACCTCAGTCTGAAATAGGAAATTACAGCATTTGTCCTTTTGTAAAGAAAATGCCACCTGTAATCACTGCTGATAAGCTAGATATGGAACAGTTTGAAAACTTATCAGAAGAAGTTACGATCTACTGTGAAACAGAAGTAAATTCAACATTTACTGAAATAGACGAACTATGCAAGGCTCTTAATAACAAGTATGCAACTCACATATTTTTACCTGATCATCCACACAGGGAAACATTTATCAAAGGAGTAAAAACAGGAAATGGGTATGTACCTTTGATAATAGCACAAACCAAAAAAGAACTTTTGTCAGCTAGAGAACGATTAAGTAAGACTGACTACTATTCTTATTGGGACAAAGAATACCTAGAAGAGATATTTAATTATGGCGATATGGACAGAGTGGGATAAACTTACAGATGTTATTGTTGGTGACTGCCACAGCCCTGGAAGTTTTGATCAGTTATTGC